CGGAATCATTGGACCAATAAGAGCGTCGGCGTCCGCCACGTCCATGATAACCGCCGGATCAAACATTTCGGCTATGATAGCGGAAAGCTTGTTAATGCCGTCGGATACGAACTTAGCGAACTGATTTTGCCGAACAATAAGACCGAGCGACGACCACGCCGACTCGAGTCGGTTGGCTGTAGCGGTCTTACTTGGATCGCTGGCGCCCCGAAGGAGGTCGGACACTTTAAGAGTTTCGTATAGCTGCCCCAATGCGTTTGCCCGTGCCTCACCGAGTACCTGCAAAGCGTTGATGAAAGGGGACACGTCGAAGTATTCCACCCCGTTGGCCCCACCGCCACGGCCCTTATAGCTTGGCCAATTCATCACCGGAATGAACTTTAGGTCGCCCTGTAGTAACTGCTCGACCTGCGTGCCCATGGTAGCGTCATAGAGCGCATTGGTTCGAATAGCCTCAACGACCGCTGCGATACGTGTTGTAAGCCGTTCAATCTGTAGAATTTGGTCCTTGCAGTGTACGTAATCCGAGACGGGAATAACCGAGTCCGGATCGACCGACTGGCTGATTACACTACAGGGGAAAAAGCCCTCAAACTCGACGGGAGGTTCGCCTTCCTGAATGATTGAGCGGTCGCCGTTCTGCTGCATCCAATATACACGCTCGGTCGCCTTGCACCATATCTCAAACACCTCGGCCTTGCCCTCGTATGCCTCGCGATCCCGCCTCCAGTCGCGTTGTATCGCCTCGGGAAAAGCGTCGTAGCTGAGTTTCTCCGCCGCCTCCACCCCAAAGATTTTGCGTGCTGCCGCCTTGTCGAGGAACGCCCGTCGCGCCACCCACTCGATTTCGCTTTCGTTTCGAGCGTCGTTGGTGAGAAAATCATTGTATGCGATGACGTCGAGGATTGCCTTTTCGTCGTCCTTCTTTTCCACCTGTATGCGCACCGTGACGATCTCTGTGCCGTCGGTCGGCTCAATGATTTCGATCCCCTCCTGGGTCACGTCAAAGATCGCTCCGCTCTGGTCTGCAAGATTTCCATCCGGTGTTCTAATCAGAGCGATTTCTGTGGTTTCTGTCTCAAAGCTGCAATCATATCGAGCCCACAATACCGCCCGGCCGGTAAGCAAAAATGACAATGCTGCGTTGTATCCTACGGCGTCAAAATCAAAATATTCGTCCAACGCATATTGAACGTTACGCTCGAGGACCACGGCGCCAAGCTCCGCAGCCATTCCACCGGCTCGCTTCCTTAGTTTCGCCTGTGCCTTCGGTGTGCTGCTGTAGTACGCTGGGAGCAACGTGTTAACACAGTACCACCACACGTTGAGCCGACGTTGAACGTTGTTTAGGTCACGCTCTGCCCGATATAGCTTAATGCTTTCCTCGGAGCGGTCGAAGAACTTTTTGTGCCGTTCTTCAGCGAGTTGGATTTCGCTTTTCCAGTAGCGAGGTGTGTACTTTTCGAGGGTTCCGACGGTCTCTGACTTGGCCATTAAAGCTGCGTCCTTGCGTTGTTGCGCCTGACTTGCGCGATATACTCGCCGATCAATATCTTACCATCGCGTGCCGGTTCTACCACTTTTTTGTGCTCGCTGTCGAGGAGTCTCTCTTTGCATAGGTATCGGAGCGCATCCGCAACGTGGTCGTCGCCGGTCGTATCAACGTCCTCCGTGCGGGTTAGATCAAACTGCAACGCCGGCAACGAGTCAATCAGATACGGACAAGATGTGGTGACGTATAGCATCGCCGGATTGCTCATAAGCCGTTGTCGTATCTGCGACCATCCGGAGATCCGGTCGTTGTCTGCCCGCTTGAGCGTCGGATGTCCGCCCTCGACAAGTTTCGCGTTGATTTGGTCGGCGATACTTGGCCCGCCGTCGTGTTTGAACATCGCCGGATCGCCCACGCAAATAGGTTTTTCGCCACGACCGGCCGCCGCTACTTTCACGCCCTGATCGGCGTTTTCGACCTGCTTCCCCCATAGCTCGCGATAGATAACGATTGAGCCCTTTGGATAAGGTAGCTCCTTGCCGCTGTCATCCTTGCCCGACGATACCGCTCCCCACACCGCCGCAAACGGCGAAGCATATCCCCAGTCGTAGCCGAGATAGCGTGGCCAGTGCGTCGGAATGGCAAACGGTGCGATGATGTGACGGCTGCCGAACTCGGGAAAATACGCTCCTTGTGTAATCTCAAAGTCACCCTCAAGCCATGCCCGCACCAATTCGGGAGAGCCCACCAGGTGAAGGCGGTCGATGTATCCTGGGTCTTTTTCCAGGAGGATGCGATTATCCTGTACCGTCGATGGGATATACACGTATTTCACTGAGTTGCCAGTCGGTAGTTTCCAGTCGAGCGTCCGCATACCCAACGGTGCCGGTTTGTAGAATACCTCCCGTATCCATCGATGCCCTGGACCGCCTGGGTTAAACGTCAAAATGAGTTGGATAGGTACGCCACCGACCGACCGGAGCGCTCCGAAAAGTTTCCATATTGGCGCAGGGTCAGGATAGTTTCCCGCCTCTTCGACGGCTGCGTTGGTCAAGTTTTGGCCCTGGTATTTTTGAGCGTCAACATCGTTCTCCAGCGGCCGAAACCGAATGCGGCCGCCCGAAGGAAATACGAACATGCGTTTTTGCTCGTACCATTCGGCCCCGACTGGCAAGTATATCTCCCTGGCCCGCTCCATTAAATCGTCGGCCTGAGGCATTTCGCGACGGAAAAACACAGCGTTGAAAGGCTTGCCCCACTTAAGCGCCAAAATGCCAAACTTGCCCAACACGCCGTCGGTCTTGCCTCCGCCTCGTGCTCCTCCGTATCCGATCAAAGGATGCGGTGCTTTAATGAGAGCGTGTTGGCGACCCCGCTGCGGTGCCCACGCCACCGACTCCGTACTGCTTTTGCCACTCGTCTTCGTCAAGAGGCTCCTCCTTGATCACGCCCTTGTGAGTCACTTCGCTAACCGCTTCAACTCGATGGGTCTCCTGCCATCCCGCTCGTGTTTTCAGGTAAAAAATCGTGGCTGCGATGTTTCCCCTTTTAATTGCGTCCAACAATTTACCCGCAACGTATAGTTTTGCGCTGGCTTGTCCTTGCTGCAATTCCTCAGTAGCAAGCTTATACAAGGTCGTTTTGCTCATGCCCCATATAGCCGCAATGTCTTCAATATTGACTAAACCGGCTGCCCGCTTAATCCTCTCGCGATCCTCGTCGGTTAGCTGCCTCGGTTTCCGTCCACGCTTCATCGACCACCTCTCCGTTGATAGTACACTCGAACTTTTTGCCCGCTGTTTTGCAATAATTTTTATATCGCTCGACAATGACCTGACAATACTGCGGGCTGATCTCCATGCCGCTACACTTGCGGCCGAGCTGCTCGGCGGCAATCAATGTAGTACCAGACCCCAAAAACGGGTCATAAACCAATCCCTGTGGTGCGGTGCTGTTGCCCATCAGATAACTAAACAAAGGCAGCGGTTTCATAGTTGGATGCTCCTCGCTGCGCTTAGGACGTTCAAAACGCAATAACGTGGTCTGCTTTCGGTCGCTGTACCAACCGTGAGCGGAGCCTTCTTTCCACCCATAAAGGCAAGGTTCATGCTGCCACTGGTAATCCTGCCGGCCAAAAACCATTACGTCCTTCTGCCAAATTAAGCATTGCCGCACCACCTGGTCGCAATCTTTCACTGCACCGCGAAAATTGTAACCCTCCGAATCCGCATGAAAAATGTAAAAAGATGCCCCAGGCTTCATAACGTCAAACGCCTTCACAAAACAGTCACTGAGGAATTTCCGAAAGTCGGAGTCGCCCATGCTGTCGTTAGCGACCTTCAAAGCGTCCTTGGTCTTGCCCGTATAATCCACGTTGTACGGAGGATCAGTCAGCATCAAATCGGCTGTCTGGCCGCCCATCAAAGTTGCAACATCCTCCGCCTTCGTCGAATCGCCGCACAATAGTCGATGGTTTCCCAGCGTAATTAAATCGCCTGCTTTAATGTACGGTTCTGCCGCAATTTCCGGCTCAAAATCATCATCTTCAACGACCTCGGCCTCCTTCTCAAACAAGCTTGTTAAATCGTTTAAACCCCATTCGTCCAAATCAAAATCGGCCTCTTCAAGCTCGGCAAGCTCAATCCGTAGCGAATCAAAATCCCATTCGGAATCGTTCTGTAATTTGTTGTCGAGGATTCGGTACGCTTTTTTTTGCGTCGACGTAAGGTTTTCAATGCGCAACACGGGAACGGTTTTCAATCCCAACCGTTTTGCTGCCTCCAGTCGCCCGTGACCGACCAATATTACGTTCCCTTCGTCGACAACGATAGGCTGGTTAAATCCAAACGATTGAATTGAGTTTGCGATGCGCTCGACCTGCACGGCGTCATGTTTGCGGTTGTTGAACGCATAGGGAATGATTGAATTAATATCGGCGTTTGTTATGTTCAATTCTCATCCTCCGGCGGCTCAGGTAAATAGCCCCAATATGTTATCTCTTCTGGTAGTATTGCAATCGTCTGCCCAGCTTCGTACCACCTATCATTATCCCAAAAGCCATACAGCACACTTGAAGAAAGTTTTGAGTTTACAAAAAGAACTATAGTGTCTTTAGGCGGCATTTCATCTTTAACTGAGTGCCATTTAATAGACTCCCAACTCATTCTTCCTCCTTCGGAGGCTCGGGCAGGGGATTCAATTTCATCCAATGCGTAAATTCAGATAATTTCCATAAATCATCTGGGTTATTCATATCCATAACTCCAGTTATTTCTTTGCCATCAATGTAGTTAGTAACCAAGGCTCCTAAAACAAAATCAGGCAGCTCTGTGTTGCACAGCCAAAGCTGCGTTATCCCGTCTTTTCTTTCCGGCAACCTATCCTTCACGCTGATCCACTGCGGCGCTGCTGCTTTATAGCCAGCGAGAAAGCCATTTTTGCAAGCTCTGTTCTGCCATCCTAACTCGCCTTGTTTTGGTTTAATGCGCCCGTCAACATACCGATTCAAACGATACAATCCGCTATCTGCATAATCCTCTGCCAACTCTTCAGGTGTTTTATTCATCTGACCCCGCCTGCGCATCGATAAGAGCGCCAAAAGCTTGCCACGAATACCCGCCAACTTTGCGCAACCGAGCCAAGTCAGATAGCGACATTTTCTTTGCGTGCATAGCCGTTGCCCGATAAGTACTCGGACTTTTTCCCATAAGTTTCGCTAACTTATACTGGGTCACGCCTAAATGTTTGCGCACAATAATCGGAAGGGGTTCACGTCTCATGCAATTATTTTACGTCATGATGCGCTTTTTTGCAATAATCGCTTGCGCCATGTCCTACTATTGTGTATTTTCGCAATACGCAATTAAGCGTTATCGGAGATACTTATGAAGCAATCAATCAAGACCCACGCATACAACGAAAAGCGATACGGCCGCCCATATATCGCACGGATCGCAAACACCGACGGCAAAGTTATTGAATGGGGCATTTGGCTGGGAACGCCTGGCGAGGAAGGGTTACTGGAAATCGACGCCAACGCCGGCGACATTATCATGCACGGACAAAAGGACTTTCGAGGCAATAAAGGCTTTCCCGAGTACGCCATACTTTTGGCTGACGGCTCGTTAGACTACATGACAAAAGCGCAAGCAATCAAAGCGTCGCGAGCAGCGCAAGCCTCCACTGAAACTGCAACCGTATAAGCAAAGGAAAACACCATGCGCACAAAAATATATCCCGCAACCGCATACCAAGCCGACGAACGTATCGTTGAGGTAACGACAACGGAGTCGGGAACGGCATTCTGGAAACACCCCAAAACGGACTACCCGCACGGAACGTTTTCTGCCTTTTTCGCCACGTTCTCGACATACCGAAAGGCTATCTCAACCGCTCTGGCTCTTGGGTATGCGGTACGAGTCGATCAAGCTTTACAAGATAAGATGTCAAAAACCATAGGAGGAAACAATGACTAACGCATTAACGACAATCGACTATAGCTCGCAGGAATTGCTGACGACGCTGCGGAATACCGTTGCGGTCGGAGCGACTCCGGCTGAG